AACGCAATTCCTACTTTGTACGGAGTGCAATTAATTCAATTCTTTCAAAAGGTAGCTGCAGATGCTCAGCCTAAAGAAGAAGCAAAAACTGAAGCATAATGGCACCACATAGCGACCGAGCAGATTTATCAACAATTTTAAGTATTATGGGAGCAGTAGTTTCAATTACTAATATTCAACCTATTGTTACGTTGATAGCTTCCTTGGTCGCTATTGTTTCCGGAGGATTTGCCATTCGTTATTATTATTTGGCTTCTAAAAAATTAAAGTAATGAAAGAAGTAGTCATTACTTTATTGGTGGCTATTCTTATCATTTTTATAGCAAGGAGTTCACGCTATTCAAAAACTGAACCCGTAATCGTAACGCATTACGATACAGTTTACCAACAGAAAACTTTTACAAAATACACTAAGGGAGATTCTATCCCTTTTGTTGTTTTAGCCGTAGATAGCTTTAAATATACGATACACGATACGATTTCAATAATTAAAGACTATTTGACAACTAAAGTTTATACCGACACATTTTCAATAGATAGTTCAAAATTTACCATTATTGACACTATTTCGGAAAATAAGATTCAAAATAGGCGATTTTTGGCTGATATTCACGAGAGAACAATAAGAATTACAAACGATATATACCATAAAGATAAAAATGCCCTTTATTTAGGCTTTTTAGGCGATTTAAGGCGATTTGACAACAAAGTAGGGTTAGGTGTTGGCTTAGGGATAAAAACGGCTAAAAATGACTTATTTACCTTTGGGCTAACTACCAACCAATTTTCGGTAGGATATTTTAAAAAATTTTAGTATGAAAAACATTTCAGCGTGGAAAACCACAAGCATTGGTCTTGTATTAATCGGGGGCGGTTTAGCTTCAGTTTTAACAGGCAAAGCAGATTGGACCGGTGCTATTGTAGCGATTGGTGCGGGTGTGGGTTTAGTATTCAGTCCTGATACTTTTATCGACAAGCTAACAAAGAAGAATGATTAGTAAAAAGTCAATCGATTTTATTATCCAACAGGAGTGCGGGGGTCGTGCTTATTATGATAAAGTACTACAAAAACCTTCGTGGCCAGGTGGCGATTCGGGTATCACGTTGGGGATTGGATATGATTGTGGTTACGAAACCTTAACACAGTTTACAAAAGATTGGGGCAATAATTTACCGGCTGATTCGTTTAACCTATTAAAGCCGGTTGTAGGAATTAAAGGAGAAAAAGCAAGGGATTTATTGAAAGGCGATATTTTAAACGTTAGAATACCTTTTAATATGGCTTATGACGTTTTTGTTAAAAATGATGTGCCGAGATATTTTGCGATGACTAAAAAAATATATCCTCAATTAGAAGAATTAAACGAGGACACTCAAGGGGCATTGGTTTCTATGGTTTTTAATAGAGGAACAAGTTTAGCNGGAGATTCAAGAACGGAAATGAGGGCGATTGTTGATTTGGTTGCTAAAAAAGATTATGAAGGAATCGCTGAAGAAATAGAAAAATCNAAANGGCTTTGGGAGCATNNAGGNNTNGATGGCTTAGTTTTNAGGCGAGAAGCNGAATCNGATTTAGTNAGAAATTCANTATAAAAACAACAACCAACATAATGACAACAACAAAACGCAAAAGACTTTACTTCGATATTGAAGTGTCTGCTAACGTGGGTTTATTTTGGCAATCAGGTTACAAGATTACTATTGGAACCGAAAACATAATAAAGGAACGTGCCGTTATTTGCATTTGCTATAAATGGGAAGAAGATAAAGATGTTTATTATTTACAATGGGATAGTAAGCAATGCGATAAAAAATTACTACAAGAGTTTATTAAGGTAGCCAATGAAGCCGATGAGCTTATAGGGCATAATGGCGACAAGTTTGACCTTGCTTGGATAAGAACAAGATGCCTTTATCATAGGATAGATATGTTTCCTACATACACGACAATAGATACTTTAAAGATTGCTCGTTCAAAGTTTAGATTTAATTCCAATCGTTTAGATTACATAGGTAAGTTTTTAGGGTTGGGAGAAAAGAATCATACCAACTTTGACCTTTGGAAAGACATAATGTTAAAGAACGATAAAAAGGCTATGAATGAAATGATTGATTATTGCATTCAAGATGTGGTCCTATTAGAGAAAGTTCATAAAGAATTAAACAATCATATCCCTGCTAAAACTCATTACGGAGTTATTTTTGGGCAAGATAGAGGCACTTGTCCTGAATGTGGAAGCGATGAGATAGTAAAAAATAACAAAAGGGTTATGGCTTCGGGATTAATAAAGATTCAATATAAGTGTCAAACGTGCGGGAAATTTCATAGCAAAACTGATAAATAATGAAACAATCTAAAATACTAACGGAAGTAATCGAGGACTTTCAAGCAAGAGAAAAAAAAGGAATTGAAACTTACGGAACAACTTTAGACCGAAAAGATTTGACAACTTCTCAATGGTTGGTACATTTGCGTGAAGAATTACAGGATGCAATTTTGTATCTCAAAAAACTTGAGGAAATTCAAAACTATAAAGTATATTAATATGAAAATAAAACTACCTAAAAAATTTAATTCTATGAGTTTATTAGAACAAGAGGAAATATTGGTTAAAAATCTAAATGTAGTTTATGATTTAGAAAAAGAAATAAAACAAGCATTGGCAAAAATAAGAGGTGGTCAAAAGGTTAATATAGTTACGGATGAAAGACCTGATGAAGCATTATTAAAAGCGTGAAAATAAAAGTTATATATAAAAAGTTAGGCAGAGAACAAGCACACGGCATAGCCGAAAGTGATGGTATTATCTATATTGACCCAAGATTAAAAGGTCGCAAAGAAATGGAAATATTAATTCACGAGTGCCATCATTTGCTTAACCCAGAGCATAGCGAGGAAGAAACCATTAGGCAAAGCGTTATTTTAACTAAATTACTTTGGCGAATGGGTTATCGAAAGGTCGATAATTCCAAGCATTTGCCGCTACAAGACGGCTCTAAATAAAAAAGTATCTTTGCTATGTTGTTTTCATAGTAGTTGGTTCTCCCAAGTTTAAAACGCTTGGGAGTTTTTGTTTTTTAGATATATTAATATAACTTTGTATTGTTCATAAGACAGAAAATGGTTTAAGGGGATTCGTTTCTACGATGTCCCCTTTTTTATATCTTTGATTATGAATTGGCATAAAAAACACAAAGAAGAATCTTCAATCGGAGATAAGATAGCAGATGCAGTAGCAAACGGAATGGGGTCTTGGAACTTCATTATTTGGCAAACTATTATTGTTTTGATTTGGATGGGGTTGAATGTAGTCGGATTTATTAAGCATTGGGATAGTTACCCATTTATACTCTTAAATTTAATTTTTTCTACTCAAGCTGCTTATGCTGCTCCAATTATTATGATGAGCCAAAACAGGCAAAGTGAGAGAGATAGAGAACACGCACAACACGACTACGAGGTTAATCTCCAGGCTAAAAAAGAAATTGAGGACCTACAAATACAACTTTATAAGTTAGAAACCGAAAAATTAGACAAGATCATTGAAATACTTGAATCTTATGATTATTTTGATGATGATTTCGATATTTACGATAATTAATTACTCAATGGATTGAGTTATTTTACTCAATGTTCACTTATAATATTGTTCACGAAAACGTGAACGTTCACCGGCAGTGAACAAACTATATAGGTGAACAGTTTATAATTTCCTTAATTATCGCAGTATTACTACTTAATTTGTCACATATTTATATAAAATTGTGACATAATTTGTCTACTTTTTTATATAAAAAACAAGACAATTTGTAAAGCAATACCCTTACTTTATGTAAACTTTTGTCAAGTTTTGCCTTTACTTTGTAACATATTTATACTATTATTTGTTACAATAATGTCCTTTATTTGTATCTAAAAGCATATAATATGGTCTTTTTATGACACATTATACGTAAAAGAATATAATTTTAGTACAACAAGATATTATAATTATAATTCCAATTTGCATGAATTTTTCCAAAAATGAATATCAAAAAATGCACTTTTAGACATATATTGCCAATTTATCAATCAAAAAACGGCTTTTTTGAGCTATAAATATGCTTTTATTGAGCGATAAACGACCTATTTTATAAAATTTTGTTAAATTGGGGAAAATATTTGTTAAAAAGTTTGGTGGATAACTTAAAAGGGTTTATTTTTGTCTTGGAATTAAATAATAATCAAAAAACCATTTATTATGAAAACAGTTACATCAAAAGAATTAGAAATGTTAAAAGACATTTATAATGACCAAAACACAGATAGTTGCGGAAATTATAAAGTAGAAACTAATGAAGAAAAAGGATTGATTGGCTCTTTAGTTAAAAAAGATTTAATATTTGACGCTTTTGAAGGAGATGTATTTAGTAAAAATTGGCAATTTACTAAGTATTCGTTTTGTTGCACAAATGAAGGAATTTTAGTATTAGAATTAAATGGCTTTGACACTTCACATTTAAAAATTTATTACGAATTATATCAATTATAAATAAATCAGGGGTGCGACTGAAACGCACAATTTTAAACCTTAAAATCAAAAATTATGAACAACTACGAAAGACAAAAGCAAGATGATTCAGTTTCCGTAACTGCCGCAATCATCATTATTACGATTTCATTTTTAATTGGCTGCTTAGCCGATAACCTTTAAAATTAAACCTTATGAACAACTTAACACTTAACGGATTTTCAAGACCTTTAATCGCTTATACCGAGTCAATGGGTTTAAGCCTTTGTTTTGAGCAATATGCAAACATTGGCGAGGATATTATGGAAATAGGATTTAATCAATATTCCGGCTATGTTTATATAGCTTTAGAAAACGGAATACAAATCTGCTCTTGTATGGGTCAAGAGGTTGAATTTTTAGTTGTAGATATTGAAGATGGCGAAGAAACATTTTTTGATAGCTATGAAGATGCTGAACAATTTATGAACCAATTAAACTAAATATTATGAACAATCAATTATCAAAAGAAGAAATTAGATTAATTCGAGAAAACATTACTACAAGAATTAGAACTATTGAATCGCTTTTCAATTCTTTTACCGGCGAAAATGAATTTTTAATTAAAACTTATTCGGAAGAAAAGCAAAAATTAATTGACCTACGAGCAAAATTATCAAATTTTAAAAGCGAAAATGAAACAAGAATTGTTTATAATTATCAAACAGGACTTGTAGATTTTGTTGATTTAGAATTAGATTTAACTATTATACCAAATATGGGAGATATACATTTATATTGGAATGGCAAAAATTACGACCATTTAAAAGTTACAAGAAGGCAAATTGTTAAGCATACAAACGAAACAATTTTATATATCACATTTGAAAAATATATTTAATATGGAAAAGCTAAACTATCAGGGTAAGCAATTAAAGCTACACAAAAGAGCAGCTTGTTTATTAGAGCTTTTAAAAGCAGCTCAAACAAGACAAACCTATCACGAAAGGGATTTATCATTATGGCGCAGAGGAGTAAATGATGAGCCTATTAGATTATTCCAAAAGGAAGAAGATATTTTAATTAAGATTGCTCGAATGAACGAAGTGCAAAAAAGAATATTAAAAAGCTATCACAGGTTAATATTGGAGCTTTACGAAATTACCGACACATTTCATTTACCAATAAATATTTTTTTATGAGCTACATTGACAACAAAAGTTCACTAATTAGAGAACTTCACATATTAGAATTAGAAAACGAATTATTAAGAACCAAAATAAAACAACTACAAAATGAGCTATTGGACCGCACCAAGCAGAAAAATGAACAAGCTGCTTTACAACGAACAAAAACATGCAAATCAAATAATAAATGATGTATGCGACTTTTACGGACTTACGCCTATTCAGGTAAAAGGCAAAAGCCGGTTAAGAACCATTGTTAAAGGAAGATTTATCAGTATGTATTTAATCCGAAAAAGAACCGATTTAACATTTACCGAAATAGCAAGAATTTTTCATAAAGACCATACTTCAATTATTCACGCTTGTCAAACTATTGAAGAGGTTTTATCCTTAAAATTTGATAATGATTATCAAGATGAAATAAAAAAATTATCCAAAATAATTTAGGTTTATTCACAAATATTTTTTATTTTTAATTTTTAAAAAACCAATTATTATGAACGAAAAAACAATCAATGAATTTCGCAAAACATTAAAGCTTTATAAAGCTATTGCGGATTTTCAACAAGAATGTCCTGTAATCCATAAAGGAACCACAGGTCACAATTACACCTATGCTGATTTACCTCAAATTTTAAAGGTTATTATGCCATTATTGAGGAAGCATAATTTAGGATTTGTTCAGCCTTTGCAAGATGACAAATTACAAACTATCGTTTTTCATACTGAAACCGGAGAAACTATGATAAGCGAAGTAATTATTCCTCAAATTGTATTAAGGGGTATGAATGAATATCAATCTTTGGGAAGCGGTATAACATATTATCGAAGATATGCTTTGGCTTCCTTTTTTGGATTAGTAACGGACAAAGATACAGATGCAGCCGGAGAAAAAGAATATAGCTTACCGGCATTTGTTAAAAAGCATAAAAGTTTAACTGATTTAACATTAGCTATTGATTCTTGTGAAACTTTGGCTGAATTAAGCAGACTTCACGCTTTAAACAAGGAACTAATCAATCCCGCTATAACTGCATTATTTACAACCAAGAAAAACCATTTAAACTAATGAGCACATATAACACCTACCAAATGATTGGAGAATCCGAATTAGGATTAAATAACTTTTTTTCAATATCCATTTTTGAGGAATCAGCTTCAGTAATTGGATATTATACCAAAGAACTTTACGATAAATGTACTACTTTGGGTTATGTTTTTGAATGGAATGCAAACACAAATTGCCTTCAGGCAAAGAACGAAGTAATTACTATTAATTTATACATAAAACCATAAACTATGAACCATTTAGCAATTTGGGAAATCGCACCAACCAAAAGCGATATTGACGCTTTAGCTCAAAATGTAGCCAACGAATTAAACGAAGGCACTATTAAGCCGGAAGATGTAGCCGTAAAGGTTGCAGTAGTCGAGGCTTTTGCAAAACAATTAAGAGCAAAAAGCGAGGAGTATATAATCGACTTCTTAGACAAATGCCCAAAAGGCAAGTATGACCATTTAGGGGCGAATTTAGCCCTTAAAGACAGTCAAACCTATGACTATGCCGCCTATTCCGAAAAATGGGCGGAATTACAGACTAAAATCGAACTTTTGAAAGCCGAGCAAAAGGAAATTGAAGACAACGGCAAAAAGTTTGAAAGAGGTCAAATTCCATTAAAATCATATAAGCAATCTTATACAATCACCTTAAATAAATAAAACAATGGTAGTAATTTCAATCGCACAAGAGGACATTAATTGGAAGCCGGTGCAAACAAAATCAGGTATTAAGCATTATGCAACTTTAGTAGTTGATAAACGCAAAGAAAAAGACCAATACCAAAATACTCATACCGTTAGCAATAGTCAAACTGCGGAAGAAAGAGCAGAAAAGGCTAAAAAGAAATATTGCGGGAATGGTAAGGAGTATAGTTTTGAGAAAAAAGAATATTCAAACCAGCAAGAACACGAAGATAAAGACCTTCCGTTCTAAAATAAACCAACTATGAAAACACAAAAACAACAAATTCTAGCCTATTTAGAAAAAGGGAAGGCAATTACCCCTATTCAGGCATTATCAAAGTTTGGGTGCTTCCGTTTATCGGCAAGAATTTCAGACCTAAGAAATGATGGTTTAAACATTGCAACTGAATATGTAACTATAAAAGGCAAAACATTTGCAAGTTATTCGATTATTTAGTTTATTTTTGCTTTCGGATGTCGCATATCCAATGAAAACTTATTAGGGAGGAGGATGAAAAGCAAATGCGACTTGCTTGGATTCCAAATCCCTTTTTTATTATGAAAAACAAGTCATATTATTTTAGCCACGATTATAATGCTGCTAATGATACAAAAGTGCTTTTTTTAAGGCATCAATTAGGAATGGAGGGCTATGGGATTTATTGGTTTTTAATTGAAAGATTAGCCGAAGCCGGAGGCAAAATGCCCTTAGAGCTTATTCCTATTCTTAGTATGCAAATGCAATCAACGGATGTTAAAGTTAAAGGTGTAATAACCCAATTTGACCTTTTTACTATCGAAGAAGGGGAATTTTGGTCCGAAAGGCTTCAAGAGCATTTAGGTTTAAGAGAAAAATTAAGCCAAAGCGGTAAAAATGGGGCAGCTAATAGGTGGGCTAATGGGGGGGCTATTGGGGAGGCTAATGCAAATAAAAGAAAAGAAAAAGAAATAAAAGTAAAAGAAAGTAAAATAAAAGAAATAAAAGAAAAGCAAATAAATATAGATTTTGAATGGTTTTGGGATTTTTACGATAAAAGGGTTGGTAATAAAGAAAAATTAAAAAAGAAGTGGGAAAATTTAAACGATGAAGAAAGGCAAAAAGCGATGAATTTTATCGAAATTTACAAAATAGCAAGACCTGACAAGCAATTTAGACAAAACCCTGAAACATTTTTAAACAACAAATCTTGGAACGATGAAGTCATTAGCAATAACCAACAACCAAAAGTCGCTGCAAAAATTACCGACCAACAGCTACACGAAGCCTTTATTAAACGCAATAGTGAGTGGCAATAATGGAGGAGTTTACAATGAAATGTGCCGGTATAAAGAAAAAGGCGAAGCATTGCCTTTAAGGGTCATAGAATTGGTTCCTGTTGCAGAAAGAATACCGGCTTTAAAAGAAATGTACGGAACGGATAAAATAGCCGCAGTATTAAGCAAACAAATAACACGAACATTAAATAATTTTAATTTAAGAGTTGGGATGACTCCGGAACAGGTTGCCGATTTATCTTATTCTATTTTAGATGAAGCCGAAAGCGACCAATTAGCTATTCAAGATATTCTTTTGTTTTTAGATGGATTACCTAAATTTAAATACGGGAAAGTTTATGACCGAATGGATATGCCTACATTCTTTGAGATGTTAGAAAAATACAGGGAAGAAAGGCATCAGGCTTATATAAACGTCAAAGAGGAAGAACACGCACAATTCAAAGCAATGGGCGATAGCAACCGAACAAGCCAAGACATAGACAAAGAAGCTAATAGAAACGCAATGGCTAACTATTTAAAAACAAAATAAAACATTGCCCTCACAAATAATTAATTAACAAAATAAAGGGTGTTATTTATCAAGTGGGGGCATTTTTAAACTATGAGCGAAAAATTATATCAACACATTTGCAAAAAGTACCCTGATATAGAATATAACGGGGAAGATTTAAACCTTAACAATATTTACTCAAATGCTATTGCTGAAGTTTGGTCTGATAAAAAAAACTATCCAAGCGTTAAACATATTTGCAAGAAAGTAAATTTAAGCGAAAGACAGGTTTATAGATTGGCACAAAAGATAGGATTAGAGTCACGAGTATATTTTAAAAACAAATAATTATGAAAACTGCATTAACAGAATGGTTTGATGAATTAAAGGCAAATTATCCTTATATGGCTAATGAAATATTTGATAAAGGATTTAATATATATCTTGAAAAAGAAAAAGAACAGATGATTGATTTAATAATATTTATGCGAACAAATGATAAAATGGGTAAAAGCGTAGAAGATTTATATAATGAATTTATAAACCAATAACAATGAGAAAAATATTAGACTATTTAAAATTTATATTTATTAGCATTCCTTTATGTATATGTTTATTAGTAGTTATTTACACAATATCATTTAGTAAAAGTTTATGGAAATAATATTAATCATAATACTTTGGGAACTGTTTAAAGAATTAATCAAAAGAATAATTAAAAGCCAATTATGACACCAAAAGAAAAAGCAACGGACTTAATAGATAGTTATTATGTTCTTTTAGATGGATTTGTACCATTTGAAAAAGTACAACAATGTGCATTAATAGCAGTAGATGAAATATTAAGTGTTATATCTTGGAATTTAAGTGAAGATTTATCTTATTGGTATGAAGTAAAAAATGAAATACAAAAATTATGAAAGGAGGAGAAGTGAAAGGTTTTGAGAACGCAAGAGCAATAAAAATGATAGATATAGAAACAAAAGAATCAACGGAATTTAGATCAATAGCTTATGCAGTTAGAGTAACAGGAGTGCCGGAATATTCAATAAGAATGGGTTTAAATCCTTTACAAAAGAAACGATTTGAGGTAAATGGTCGCAAAGTGTGTTTTCGAGTATTAAAATAAAATTATGATAAGAGTAATAAATTTTAGTGGGGGCAAAACAAGTGCTTTAATGACTATATTAAATTATAGACCAGGCGACTTAGTTATATTTGCTGATACCGGCAGAGAACACCCCAAGACATATAAGTTTATAAATGATTTTGAAGCATTTGAAAATATACCTATAATTCGTATTCAATATGAGGGTGGATTTAGAGGAATGTTAGAGCATAATAAATGGAATCATATACCAAATAGAGTTAAGCGTTCCTGTACTATTGAATTAAAAATAAAAACGGCTAAAAGGTGGTTAAGGGCAAATTATGGCAAACAAAACTATGAATGGTTAGTAGGATTTAGGGCAGATGAAGAAAGAAGAGTAAAAGGGTATGAGCAAAGACAAGCATACATACATCCAAAATTTCCTTTATTTGAAGCCGGAATAGATAAAGCCTATGTAAATGAATATTGGAAGAATAAACCTTATACTTTAGAAATTCCTGCAATTTTAGGTAATTGTACTTTATGCTTTTTAAAAGGTAAAAATGCGATAATAAATATTCTTAGGTCTTATCCTGAACTTGCTAAAGAATGGATTGAAGATGAGGAATTAAGCAAAGTTAAGGGGGGGGGCATACTTACTTTCAAGATACAACATACAAGCATTTGCTAATGATGGCAGAAAACAATTTATTTAAGGGGCAAGATTTAGATAGCCTCAATCCGGCATTTAATTGCTCGTGTACAAGTTAATCCCTAATTTTGTAATATGGCAACATTAACGCTCCCTAAATTAACGGCAAAGGCTCAACATATATTTAACCGATATATTAGATACCGAGATAACGAAGAAGGATTTTTTACTTGCATTAGTTGTGGTCAAGTAAAAGGACACGAAGTTATGGATGCAGGGCATTATGTTCCTGTAAAGAATGGGTCAGCCTTAAGGTTTAACGAATACAACGTAAACGGAGAGTGCAAAGGTTGTAATGGGTTTGACCAATTCCATTTAATAGGCTATCGCAGAAACCTAATCGACAAAATTGGCTTAGATATGGTTGAATGGCTTGAAGCAAATGCAAGAGTAACTAAGAAATGGTCAAGAAGCGAATTGGAAGAAATAATTGAAAAATATAAATAACATATACGAAACAATAAAAGAAGTAAAGCCAGTAAACGGATATTTTGGCTACACTTTTGTAATTGAGGGAATAAATCATTTCGTATATGGAGAAACTAAAGAAGAAGCCTTTAACTTTGTGGCTGATTATATAAAAGAATATTATGGCAAAATTAAGCAGTAACGGCAAGGTTAGCTTCGGCAAAAAGAAAAAAAACAACGCTAAAAAATCATATAATAAACATAGTCCTAAACCTAAAAAATATAGAGGTCAGGGCAGATAAAATTAACCTATGAAAATAACACAAATTAAACCCAACCCAAACAATCCAAGAATTATTAAGGATAGCAAGTTTAAACAACTTGTTAAATCAATTCAGGACTTTCCGCAAATGCTTGAGCTAAGACCTATTGTTATAGATGAAAACTGTGTAGTATTAGGCGGAAATATGCGATTAAAGGCTTGTATTGAAGCCGGATTAACCGATGTGCCGGTTAAAGTTGCTAAAGGATTATCAGAGGAACAACAACGAGAATTTATTGTTAAAGACAATGTAGGCTATGGAGAATGGGATTGGGATTTATTGGCAAACGAATGGGATAGCGAACTATTATCAGAATGGGGTTTAGATGTTCCTGTTTTTCATTTAGATAATGATGAAGAGCCTGAAATTGACAAGGACTTATTAGGAAATGCCCTTGATAAATACCTAAATAACAATATAAAGCAAATCGTTCTTTATTTTGAGAATGAAAATTTTGAACCAACAATGCGCAGATTAGATGCGATTGCAAAGGCAAATGACCTTGAAGATAATAGCCAAGTTCTTTTATTGTTGCTTGAAAAATACGAAAAATAATGAAGATATTTTTAATGTATTATGATAGATACGAAACCGCTACAACTTCAAAAATGATTGATATTGAGCATTTTGTTTTATGCCATAATAATAAAGATAAATTTAATTGCATTGGTCCAAAAGGAACTTTGATTGAAACAAATCAGCCAAAAGGAATACAAAACAATTTTAATTTTGGCTTGGATATGCTCGAATATGATGAGTGGGGAATATTTATGAGCGATGATTGCATAGGTGCAAAAAAAATAAAAGATAGCAAGTTTGTTGAATGTGATACAATGTTTCCAATTAATGAGCTTATAAATATTATACCAATAGCCGAACAGAGCGGTATTAAATTAATAGGGCTAAACAATACCGGCAATTCCTTTTATTTTAAAAATAATTTTTCATATTCAGGTTTAGTTGATGGTAGATGCTTTGCAATTAAAAAAACTTCATTTAGATTCCATAATGAAATAAATACAATACCGGACTATTACGCTACCATATATCACAAAAAAAAATACAAGTATAATTTAATTATAAACTATACTTTTTTAGACTTTAAAAGATATGAAAAAGGCGGACTTGGAAGTATTAATGAAAGAATAGATGATAAAATAAAGGATATTAATATTATAAAGGCATTATATCCAAGAAGCATTGAAATAAAAGAAAAGCCAAATCACCCATCGGGAAGTCATATAATAATAAAAAAATGAAAATATTAGAAATCAAACCGAAGCAAGTTGAGCTATCTCAATTTAAAAAAAGAACTGCATTAGATTCTGATGCTGTGCAACTTATAAACTATGATTGTTTAATTACTGAAAATGGTATTCCAAGAATATTATATGTTAAATTAAAAAACGATACCGATGCTTTAAGATGGGCAGTAAAAAATATTAAATATACAACCGGAGTTCGCTCAAGAGGATTAAAAAGCCAATCGGCAATTTTTGGATATAGACCAAAGGTTACTATGAGGCAAGACTTTTGCAGCTCAACAAGTATGATTAATAATTTTCCAAAGCAGCACTATTTTATTACAGAATACGCTAAAAAGCTAACAGAATATTATAGGCAATATTTTCCTGAAATATTTGAAATTCACGAAAACATTGTTAAAGAAAAAATATTAGGGGAATGGATGATAGATGGCACTCCATTTACAAGTGGTATCGTAAATAAAGATAATCCTTTAAAATACCATCACGACGCCGGAAATTTTAAAGGGGTATTGTCAAATATGGTTGCCTTTAAAAAAGGTATGAAAGGAGGGAGGCTTGTTTTTCCTGAATATAATATTAAGCTTGAAATAGATGATAATACCCTATCAGTTTTTGATGGGCAAAGTATTTTACACGGAGTAACTAACTTTGAAAAAGAAAATGAAGAGGCATATCGATATACAATAGTATATTATTCGCTTGAGCAAATGTGGAGATGTGATTCGGTTAATGAGGAGTTAAATAGAATTAGAAAAAAGAAAAAAGAAAGAGAATTTAAAAGATTAGACCCCGAGCATTTAAAAACTTTAGTTAAAAGAAAGCAAAGCCTTGATACTGCTTCTGACAAAGAATATAATGCGCACTTTAATAATAAAAAAGATGAATAACGAAAATTTAGTTCCATTTGAAAAAGGAAAGTCAGGCAATCCTGCCGGCAGACCAAAAGGAATACCAAATAGCAAAACAAGACTTTTGAGATTATTGGAATTGGTTACAACAACCAAAAACCCTGTTACCGGCGAAATGGAAGAATTTACGATTGCCGAGCAATTGGATATGAAGATAATAGCAAAGGCTATGAAAGGCGATATTAGAGCATATCAAGAGTTATTAGATAGGCTTGAGGGAAAGTCAAAGCAAACCACCGATATTAATGCAAATATTCAAGGGAACATTCAAATAGTAATAGAACCTGATGCAAATTGCCAACCAATTAAAGATTAAAGTTACTCCCGTATTTTATGCTAACAAAAAAGCATATGAGGAAGGATATCCTATTATTTGCAACGAGGGTGGCACCCGTTCAAGCAAGTCGTATTCAGTTGTTCAGCTTTTAGTATGGATTGCTTTATCAACCGAAAGAATTAGAATTTCAATAGTATCGCATTCGCTTCCGCACATTAAAAGAGGGGTTTACAGGGACTTTAGAAAAATAATGGAAGATTGGCAGCTATGGGATGAAAAAAAGTTTAGCTATTCCGATTTTATATTTACGTTTGATAATGGTTCTTATATTGAATTATTTGGATTAGAAGACGAAGGCAAAGCACGTGGACCGGCAAGAGATATTTTATTTATAAACGAAGCCAACCTAATTAAAAAAACCCTATACGACCAATTGTTAATGAGAACAACAGGTCAAACCTTTTTGGATTGGAACCCTGCCGATTTTGTATCTTGGGTTTACGAGGTAGCCGATGAGCCTAAAAACAAAAGAATACACTCAACATATTTAAACAACATATCTAACTTGACGGAAAGTCAAATAAAAAATATTGAGCAATACAAGGATTTGCCCGATGACTTTATGTGGAAGGTTTATGGATTAGGCGAAAGAGGAGCAGCAAAAGAATTAATTTATACGCAATGGAAGCAATATGATGAAGCACCAAGCGGAGATGTGTTCTATGGATTAGACTTTGGATATGTACACCCCGCAGTTTTAGTTAAAGTAACTCATCACGAAGGGCAGAATTATTTTGAAGAGATTATTTATCAAAGCGGTTTAACGCTATCCGACTTGACAAGATTAATAAAGGAAAAAATACCTGACAGAGCAACAATTTACGCAGATGCTGCCGAACCAAAATCAATTGAGGAACTTTATAGGCAAGGATTTAATATTAAACCTGCTCAAAAAGATGTATGGGCGGGTATTGTTAAAATGAAATCATATCCTATAAATATTCATTACAATAGTCAAAATTTGAAGCGTGAATTTATGTCTTATAAGTGGAAGAAGGATAAAAACGACAATGTAATAGAAGAACCTGTTAAGGCAAATGATGATGCTATGGATGCTTGTAGGTATGCAGTATTTACTCATTTAACTGCTCCTAAATTTCAGGTGGCAGTTTGGTAGCATATTTTTACTAACTTTGAACTTAAATGTACATATATGGGATTATTTGATTTTCTATTAAAAGCAAAATCACCGGCATCCAAACCTTTACAATCAGTTTTACCTTCTCGTGGACCATTAGGTTCAATGGTAAGCA